ATTTCGCGACGAACCACCTCGTCAAGGTTGATCGGCGCGCGCTTCGTCGCGGTTGAGGGCACGCTGACGGTCACGACCGTCCGCTTCGGTGCGTCGACGCCGAACCACCGCTTCGCGGCGACGGGCGACATGATGCCCTTCTTCACCGCGGTGATGAGGGCGTCGGGATTCGCCTGTAACGGCGCGAGGCTCACCTCCAGCAGCTTCCACCGCGAGTACACGGTGTGGACGCGGTCGCCGTACTTGCGGCGGTCGGCGTCGATCGCCTTGCGGACGCCGCCGTCCTCGGGGACGTATCCGACGCTCACCGCGTTGACGATGCCTTGGCCGACGAGCGCGGCCGCGACCTCCGGGAAGAACTCTCCGTTGTAGCCGTCCGGGCGCTGCGCGAACGTGAAGTCCCCGACGATCGTGGACTCCTTCCGCTTGAGTCCGTTGCATCGGCCCACTGGCTGCGCGTAGTCGTGGTTCCAGAAGAGCGTCGGGTTCTTGTCGAACTCGGTGCTGTTCATTCCCTGCGGGATCAGCACCTCGCCGTCGCGGTCGAGCGTCTCCGCGGTGATGACCGCGGTGAATCCCCTTGCGGTGCCCTTGAGTTCGGCGGTGAGCGCCTTGCGCGTGATGGTGTTCATTTGATTCCTGCCTCCCTGTTCAGTGCGCGGCGCGTCTCCTCGGCGATCGGAGACGCCTCGATGTCGCGCGCGATCTGCTCCATCTCCGCGTCGAACGCTGGCTGCATCGAGCAGCGGCAGTTCGGATGGAGCGGAGGACCGTTGACATCCTCGTAGTCGAGCAGCATCTCTCTGTTCTTCCCGTCGCCGTCTGCAACGCCGAACAGGAGATCGCCCTTCTGATAGAACGGCTCATTGAGCGCGATCGGCTTGTCGGCGTATCGCTTCGCGGCCGCCTCGCAGAACTCGCACGGGTCGGGCGCGAGAAGCCAGGTCTTGCCCGTGACCATGCCCGTCGACTGCCACGCCTCGACCTCGGCCGTGCGCGCCGCGCGCGCCGCCTCGGTGCGCGCGACCGTGCGCGCACGGTTCCACGAACCGTCCTGATCCTTCTGGCTTTCGGCCCACGTCTGCACGCGGTCGGCCAGCTGGTCGACCGTCTCGCCGTTCTCAAGCCCAGTGCCGAGCACCTCGCGAACCTTGACGCTGGTCGTCTCGGTCACTCCCTGCGCGGTCTGCCGGGCGAGGCGGATCGACTCCGTCTCCGCGTACTTCGCGAGGTCTTCGCGCTCAAGGTCGAAGTCGACGTTCGTCGCGACCTTGGCGACGGTGTCGATGCCGATCGTCACGCCCGTCTGGATGGCCTCGCGCAGGTACGGCGCGAGCGCGTCGACCATCGCCCGCTGGTAGTTCCGCGACCGTAGCAGCCGCTCGGCCTGCGCGACAAGGTCGGCGGTCGGCCGCTCGGCCTTCGCGAGCGCGGCGAGCAGGTCCTTCATCTGCTTGTCGAAGACCTGCGACACGCCGCGGACCATGTCCTCCTCGGACTGGTTGATCTTTCGGCCCTCGGACTCTGCGCTCTTGGTCTGTATCCGATCGGATACAGAGCCTTCCCAGAGTGCCTTGTGAGAGACGCGCTTCGACTTGGCGCACCCGCAGCCGCAGGACTTCTTGCCGCGCTCGCGGTCGAACTCCTCGACCTTGCGCTTGGCCCACGCCCAGCCCTCGTCGCCGCCCCAGCCGTTCCACGCCTGCCAGCCCTTGCCCTGCTCGTCCCACGTCTCGCCCTGCTTGTCGGATTCGTGGCGCTCGAAGTAGGCGACCATGCGGCGGATCGTGTCCTCGCTCAGGTTCTCGCGGTTCGCGAGGTCGCGCGCGCGCGCGATGCCGACCTCGGTCATTCCCCGCTGCGACTCGGGCTTAGTCTCCCGAACCTCAAGCGCGCGCCGCGCGTTCGCGGCGACAGTCTCAGGCGGCTTCGTGTCCACGTCCTCGACCGCCTTGCCGATCGCGGCCTCCAGTCCCTTTCCCTCCGCGCACATTGAATACGCGATGGCGATGGCCTGATCCTGCGGGTAGCCCTCCTCGATCAGCTTCGGAATCTTCGCGCTCACGCAGTCGCCGAGCGCGTCCTTCGACTCGACGGACTTGCCAGCGATCGTCGGCTCATCGTCCTCCGGCTTGCCGTCGAGCGGGCCTACCAGTCCGTCGATCGACTCGTCCACGCCGTCGTCGGCCGACGCCTGCGCGGGCGCGACGGACGCGCCGAACAGACCGCCGAAAGGCGATGCCGCGGGCGCTGGCGTGCCGCCGAGCGGCTGGCCGTTGATGAGCAGCCGATCCGCGTTCGGGTCTTCGATCGGCTCAAGACCCTCCTGCTGCCGCGCCTCGTTCGCGGTGATGATCCCGCCTTGAACGTACGACAGGCGCTTGCTCGACTCCTGCACCTCGTCGCGCTTGACGGGGTTGTCGTAGGCGAGGAACGCGTCGTCCTCGATGCCGAACAGGGGAAGGAGCGACTGGTTGAGCACCTCCTCGTCCATGCGGCACGCGGGCAGGATGGTCGTCTCCTTCCACGATGCGAAGCCAACCGTCGCGCTCGCAAGGTTCGGATCGTTCGCGCGCAGCATCGAGACGGGCACGCCGAAGATCGCGGCGATCTCCTCAACGATCTCCTCGCGGCCCTCCAAGTCCTTCGGCGGGAACGACAGCGGCTTCAGGTCGACGTCGCCGGTCACGGCGAGGAACTTGCCAGTGCGCTGCGTGCCGCGGACCTTGTTCTCCACCTCCGCGGTGAACCTGTCGAGTTCGGCCTCGCTCGCGTTGCCCTTGATGACGGCGAGGTAGTCGGGACGGCTCTTGTTCTTGAAGAAGAAGTAGTCCATCTCATGCAGCGCCTCGTTGGAGGTCACCGCACCCCACGCAGCCTCGACCTTGCCGAGGCCGTAGTACATATCGCGCGGGTTCGGGTACTTGAAATGCACGACCTCGTCAGGGGCGAAGTCGACCTTCTGCGGGTCGGTCGGCCCGTATCGGTAGCCCTTGATGAACGGCTCGCCGCGCGCGCCTTCGCCCGGCACGATCTCCGTCCACTGGCTGGGCATCGTCCACAGTTCGGCGGGCACGCCGAGACGGCGGTCGATCACCGGGTGGACATAGGCGTTGCCAGTAAGTTCAAGGTAAAGCACGCGCAGGACGGTCGCGTCGAAGCCGTTCTGGTACGGGTTGACCCGCGCGAGAAGGTCGAGCAGCGGGTGCCTGTCGGTGACGGCTTCGTAGTCGTCGCCGAAGTCCGCGGCCTTCGACATCGCGAACCGCGATGGGAGCTGCGCGAGGTCGCCGGACAGATACGCCTTCGTTCGGCGATCCGTCCTGCGCGTGTTCCAGAGCTTCGCGCCAGCGCCGCGCGACCTGACGTACAGACGAAGCGGCTGCGAAGCGACGGCGATCGCGTTCAGCCGAGCCGCGGCATAGACCCAAGACGAGCAGTAGCGCACCGCCGCCTGATGGCTGAAGTCGGGACGCTTCACGTCCCGGCCGAGGAAGGTCATTCCGCTCGCGCTGGTGAACTTCGGCGGCACGTCGTCGGTGAACGCCGCCTTGGTGAATGCCGCCTTGAGTCGTTGGATCAGCGTCATATGGCTCTCGTCAGGAACGGCTTCCGCGCGCGCCTTGCGTGGACGGCGAGCGCGAGCGCGCACACTCCGTCATCGTGTCCCGCCGTCGCCTCGTACGAGACGTGCTTCCCCGAGTATCGGTATCCGAAGCCCTCCAGTTCCGAGCGCAGCCACCCGTCTGGGAACCGAATCTCCATCGTCTGCACGGCGATCTGAAGCCCTTCCATCAGCTGCTGCTTGCTCTGCGAAGTGAACTTGAAGCCCTCGACGCGACGGCAGACGCGCTTCAAGTCCTCCACGATCGGGTCGCCGACGCCCGTCGAGTCGATCTGCGCGGGCGCGTCCTTGATGATCTTCGCCAGCTTCTCCCGCGTGAGCGCCCACGGTCCCTGCCATCGGTCGAGCATCGCGACCGCGCCGTCCGCGTCGAGTCCGACGATGACCGTGAAGTCCTGGCTCTTCGCGAGGTCGACGCCGTAGACCTCGGCGGGTCGCGTCGAGAGCGGCCCGATGCACTGGCGCAGCGCGTCGAGTCCGAAAGGATTGCCGCCGTCCTCGGCGGGCACTCCCTCGTACTCCTGCGCGAAGACTTCGGGCGGGAGCGACCGACGCGCGGCCTCGACCTCGTCGGGGTCGATGTGCGGATTCTGGCGCGTTCCGATGCGAAAGGCACGCATCGTGCCAGTAGTGTCACCTTCCGCCTCCGTGAACAGGCGGTGGAAGTCGCCCGTCCCCTTCGGCGTGCCGAGGAAGAGCGCACTGCCCTTGCGGTCGGACAGCGTCGGTCGCGCCGCGTTGCGCCACCATTCGAGGAGGTGCGGGACGAAGCCCGCCTCATCGACGACGATCAGGTCGTAGTCTCGGCCACGTCCGGCGTCCACGTCCTCAAGCGACCAGAAGTCGATGACGCCGCCTGTCTTGACTTCGATCCGCTTCTCGACGCGATCCATGCGCGCCGTGACGGGCGCGAGCGCGCGCTCGATGTCGCGCATCGGGTCGGCAAGGTACTTGTAGGTCGGCGCGAACCAGCCGACCTTGCGTCGGTTGATGGCGGCGCGCTGCGCCTTGACCTTGCCGTAGGTAGTCTTGCCCCAGCGGCGTCCGATCTCAAGGACGCTGAACCGAGCGAGCGCCGCATCGACCGTCAACTGCGACGGATGCAGGATCGAGGACAGCGGCTTGAGTTGCACCCTCATGCGTCATGCTGCACCTTCGGCGGCAGTTCCTCGATGGTGATGACCTCCTCGCGGACAACGGCGTCGGTCTTCTCGCGCTGGCCGAGGTACTGCTTGCCGAGCCAGATCAGGAGCGGGACGCTGCCGTTCATGGCAAGGTCGACCTGCCTCCCGCGCAATTGCTCCGCGAGTCGGTTTCTGCCACGGGCGACCTCTGCGGAAAAATTATCACTGACCGTATCTCGGTTCACGCCAAGAATCCCTGCAATTTCCTCGATGGTGCAGCCGCGTGCGGCAAGTTCCTCGACCGAATTTTTCCGCAATTCGGCCTTCGGTCTGCCACGCTTTCTCGGCTCAGGCTTCCGTCGTCTTGCCATTGATCTGGCTCCTGATCTGTGCCGCGACCTCGGCGGCAAGGTGCGCTGGCGTCAGCCCGCCGTCCACCCACCAGTCCTCGAACGGACGAAGCTCGCCGTCAATTGCCACGCACACGTCCGGCGCGACCAGTTCGTACCCGGCGTCGCGGAGGATTCCACGCATGGACGACCTGATCGCGGCGTTGCCCCGGTACAGGTCGTGCTCGACCGTAATGCAGTCGAACCGCACCGCGTCGAGCGGAAGCGCGCAGAGCGCCTTGAGCGTCAGGCTCGGCGGCTCAAGGTCGAGCGACAGGTATCCGATGCGACCGTCCTTCGCGAAGTCGTGGATGATCGCCCTCCAGTCCTGCGCGAAGAAGTCTCCGTAGACCGCGTGCGCCTTGCGCCCGGCGCGGAGCGCGTCGGCGTGCTCGATGTCGCAGAGGATGCCGCTCCACCCGGCGTCCTCAAGCGCCTTCGTATTGCTGATCCTGACAGGCTCGCCAGCGCCGATGTCGAGGTACGTCTTCCTCCGCGCCACCATGAGCGCGAACGCGTCCTGCCCCGCCTGACTGTTCGATGTGATTCGCATCCGTGTTGTCCTTCGTTGCGAAGTCTACTGCTCCGCTTCAAGCTCCACAATGCGCGCGCGCGTCGACACGATGTCCGCGTCGACGGAGCGCACCTCGTCCTCGTTGCCCGCGTCCCACGCGAGG